GTCGCTTCTCCGATGATAAAAAAGATCAGCCATATCCACTGGTTCCCTACATCGACTTCCATCCCGGCGAGACGTTCTCGGGCGGGATCCGGGAGGTCGACGTGGTTGGCTCGGGGTTCTGTCTCTATCATCGGTCAGTGTTTGATACGGTTCCCTATCCGTGGTTCCTGTACTCTCCGCCAGGTCCCTTTCTTCCGGAGACAGAGGACTTGCTGTTGAAGTACAATGGTCAGACCTTCGCAGAGTTTTTGGAGGGTCTGGCAAATGGAGACCGCTTCATCTCGGATGACGACAAGGTGATTCTCCGCGATAAGGCGGACAAGATTCGTCGGTATTTGGCGCGGGCACGTTTTCAAGTGGCGTATGGACCTGATTACTACTTCTGCCGCAAGGCGGCTGCGCATGGGTTCAAGACGTACGTGCATTTCGGTTGTACCGTGATGCACTTCGACTTCGTGGCGATCACTCCCTGGGACTACATCACGCAGATCAATGCGGATGATCGTCTCTGGTGGAATCATGCCATGAAGGCGCAGTGCATGACCGTCGAGAATGTGCAGAAGGTTCGCGCACAGGTTGGCGCCGTTGACCGGTTGCGGAGGATGCAGCCGGAAGCTCTGATGAAGGAGTGGGACGATGCCCAAGCCGGAGGAAGAGAGATTGAGACGGGAAGTGAACAAGCTCCACCCGAACTGGTCCAGGGAACGTAAGGACGCCTACGTCTACGGTACACTGAGGAAGATGGGATGGAAACCGAAAAGGGGATACTGATGCCGCTGTCTCGGCCTGAGTTGATCGCGCCGATCTGCAACATCATGCTGGCCGGCAGGCCCAAGTCCATTCTGGATGTCGGCATGGGGAGCGGTCTCTATGGTTTCTTGGCCCGACAATATATCGATCTGTGGTTTCGGGGCAGCGAGGAACAGCGCGAGGATTGCCTCATTGACGGGATTGAGATTTTTCCCGGGTACATCGGATCGGTCCAGCGGAAGACCTACAACACCATCACCACCGGGGACGCCATGCGGGTGGTGCCGGACATCACCCGCCTCTACGACATGATCTTGCTGGTGGACGTGATCGAACACTTGTCGAAGGAGGACGGCGTTAAGCTGGTTGGCCTTCTGCGGCATTGTCTTGAAAAGTCTGGCGGGATTATCTTGACCACGCCGAGGGATTTCCGCGAACAGGGAGTGGTCTTCGCGAACGAGCACGAACGGCACGTGTCGCATTGGACCGCGAAGGAGATTCACGATCTCGGGGCCTATGAATACTACATCGTTTCCGATCATTACCAGTTGGCGCTGATCGGTCATGCAGACATGATGAAACTCGTGGAGGTCAAGTGAGGGTTGCGGCGACATCGAGCGCGGCAGAACAATTGGTGTCTGCCAATATTGTACGATCGACGGGATGGAAGTTCTTTCCGCCGTCACACATCGAAGAGGTCGCCGCGTTTAATCCCGATCTGGTATACTTGGGTGGTGTCTACATTGGCAATTACTCCGACTGGCAGGGCTACCGGGCCATTTTGGGGGATGCCAGGCGAGTGATCATGCACTGGTATGGAAGTGATGTTGTCCAAGTTGGGCAATTCCACCGCGAGGGATCGAAGGGCATCATCGATTGGTTGAACTCCGAACGCTTTCTACACATTGCTCCCAGTGGACCCCTACGACAGGAACTTGTGGAGACATTGGGAATCGAGACCGGCGATCCGATCAACGTACCGGCGGAGAAGGTGTTTGGGGACATCTCTCTGCCAGCGGGGTTTGTTGTCGGCTGTTACATGCCGCCGCAACGTCAGAAATTCTTCAACATGAAGATCATCGAGAAGGCACTTTCGCCTCGGGAGGACTTGCGCATTTTGTTCTACCATTGGCTGCCGCTGATGGAGAAGTTGGAGTACAAGGGCACGAATGCGGAAATGAGATTTTGTCTTTCGCGGGAGGAGTACGAGAAGACGCTGGCGGATTGCTCGTGTCTTTTGAGGATTCCGGCCCACGATGCGGATTCGATTTCGGCGGCCGAGTTCCTGATGTCCGGTCGACCTGTTGTGTCTAACCACGATCTTCCGATGTGGCCGAGACTTGTGAATGAGCAAATGGAGGCACCGGCGTTGGTGGAGGCGGTTATTTCAGCAAAGGACATTCCGGTATCTGCGGCAGTGCGGGAGTTCTACCGTGACCGCTGGGATCCGGCGAAGTTCAAGGCCCGATTGGCGGAACGGGTGAAGGTCAAGTGGCCGGAGGTTGAGTTATGACCGAACTGACCGATGCGGCCAAGATATTTCAGAGCACCGCCCTGTACGCCGAGCTTCAGCGGGATCAGTGGGAACTGTTCAAGGGGTTGCTGCGCGATTTGGTGTCTGCCGGGGCATGTTCCACCGATCATGCGGTTTTCCGAATCTCCGTTGCGATCCGTCGGGATGCTCGACTGTGGAAGAAGTTGCAGGATTTGGCCGAGGGGTCGGCCACGCCGATAACTGAACTTGCCCCGGTGAAGGAGCCGGAGAAGATGTTTGAGGATTTGACATTCCCCGATACCGTGAGTATCGGAGACGGGAGTTACACTTGACCAGCCCGGATGATCCCAGGATCGAAATGGACGCCGGAGAAGAAGTACCAAAGGCCATTCTCGACCAGTTCGGCGTCAAAAACGCCGAGGAGCTGTCCGAGTTGGCTCAAAAGCACCGCAGCCGCGTATTCTTTGAGCGCCGCGACAATGATCGGGCGGACAAAATGCAGGCCAAGATCGACGAACTGGAAACGCAACTGAATGAAAAACAGGAGCGTGAAGAGTTCGGCGACATCACCGATCCGCACGTCAAGGCGCTCAAGCGCGAGATTCGAGAGTTGCGTCTAACGCAACAGGAGATGCTTTCCCGTGCATTCATCACGGATGAAGACAGGGAGCTGAATTCCTATCTCGAAGAGGCCCAGAGAAAGTATCCGGAGATCTCCCGCACGTACAAGGATCCGCTGAAGCGGCTTGACGTGTACCGAGAAATTGCCCGTTCGCTGAGATCGGCGACGGAGACCGAAAAAGCCGCGGGGAATAAGCCCCGCAAGGATGGTGCGGCACACGTGGGGTTGACCACGGGCAGCGCCCCGGTCTCCAGTCGGGCATCAACGTCGGACGAGGATGCTCTGGGGCGCTTCAAGCGTGATCTGGCGGTTGCCAAGACACAGATCGAAAAGGATGCGGTGAAACAGAAGTACGAAGCGAAGTACCCGCATCTCTTCGCCTGATCCGCCCGCCCATAGTCCCACGGCCGCACTTCACGGTCTTCCTGTGAGGTGAGGTCAAATGGCTATTACTGCAACTGGGAACCTGACCGAAGCCCAGAAAACCTACTACATGGATCGCTTCCTTAGTCACTTTAAGGAAGTCATGGTCGCAAACCGGTTCGGCCAATCGGTCCCCCTACCCGATGGTGAGGGGAAGACGGTCGACTGGTTCCGGTATCATCCGCTCTCCAAGGTCACGACTGCAAGTTCCGAATCGATCACGTCCTACACTTATCAGGCGGTGGAAGGCATGGCGATTACGGCGGCGGTCGAAATCTGGGACATCAAGAAGCCGGTCATGTTCTCGATGCTGCACTACAAGACATCGCGGGATCGGTATCTGACCAAGATGGTCGATCTTGTGTCGCAGAATGCGGCCGAATCGCTGGATCGGAACATTCTCTACACCTTGGCTGAGACGGGAATCTTCCCGTTGGTCGGTGGTGCGGTCAACAGCGCGGGCACGCAGAATACGGCCTACCTCAACGAAGACATCGCGGTGTCTTCGCCAACGTCCACAACAGTTCTCACCCTGGTGAATACCAGCCTAACCTTGAAGGGGAAGAACGCATCTCAGACCTTCAAGGGTGGATGGGTCTGCATCACCAAGGGGGCTGCCTACGGGCACTGTTGCCGTATCTCAGCCTATTCATCGGTGGGTCGGTATATCACCTTGGCGACGGCTCTTCCGGAAGCGGCCCAATCACCGACCGACGACTATCCCACGAAACTGACGATTGCGGCGCCGTTCGCCGGAAGCTCCTGCCTACTGGCGACGCACATCATCAGCACGGCCCTGTTGAACAAGGCGGCTGAGGTTCTGCGGAAGAATGGTGCGCAACGGTTCCCGAGTGGCAAGTATGCACTTATCCTGACACCGGAAGTGCATACGCAGCTTTTGAATGACAGCAAGTTCCGGGACACCGCCGTCAACTCACCAAACTTCGCCAATGGCGGATACCAAAATTCCAAGATTGGCGAGTGGGCGGACTTCGAGATCTTCGAAACGACCTGTCGGGCGCGGTATGCGACCGTTGCCGAGACGGTGAACTCGTTCTCAGAGACAACGGGGCGGATGCGGATGTCGTTTGCGCTTGGCATGGACGCTTTCGGATCGGTCGATCTGTCCGGTCGCGCCGAACCCGAGTTGTTCATCAAGATGCCGACGGCTGATGACAACAACACCTCCAACCCCCTGAACGCCTGGGGTACGATGGCTTGGAAGAAGTACTGGAAGGTCAAGTCATTGAATGCCAATCACTGCGTGGGGATCATGACGTACGTGTAGTAATGAGGCAGGGGATGGGGTCGAGGGGCCCTATCCCCTGAATAAACGATGGATGTGGCGAATCTGAAGAACTACCTGATGTCGATCAGCACTTCCGGGCTGAAAGACGACAAACTCGGGAAGTTGGCCGATACCGCGATTGAGATTGGATTTGCGGCCGTCTGGGGTGCCTATCGCTGGAAGGTGAAACGGCGGCAGAAGGACACCACGACAATTGCCGCCCAAGCCTACACGGAACTGCCGGCCGACTTTGAGTCGATCCGTGGTGTCGTGATCAAGACCGCCAGTTTGCCCTGTCTGGTGGACATTCAAGAAGAGGAGTCCTTTGACCGAAGCTTCCCCTATCCCGCCAATTTCCAGAATTCGCAGCCAACCACGTGCAAAATCGTCAAGACGGAATCGGCGGGGGAGAAGTGGCGTATCTACTGGTTCCGCATACCGGATCAGGCGTACAATGTCAGTATCATCTACGACGGAACCTCTGATACGGCATACCTGGGGAAGATTCCTTCTTACATGGAGCAGGCGGTTTTGGAGCGCTGTGCGGCTCTTATGCAGGGGACGGCAGAGGCCCGCCTGGCCTTCATGCAGTCCGCCCAAGCGGCTCTCCAGACGGCGATCTTCTCGGATCGGACATCGAACGAACTGACGATGCGCTTTGGCGTCGACCCGGGATGGGACGACTACTCCGACAGTGGGCGATCCCGTAGTTCGATCTAGAACCCGTACAGTGAATAGGAGTCGGTGATGAGGAAGATCGTTTCAATGGTTGTTGCCGCTGTACTCTTGTGGGCGGGTTCGTGGGCTTGGTCCCAGACCCTCCTGTCGAACCGCGGTCAGATGCGCTACTTTGTGCGGGACCTCTTGGGGGAACCCTCGACGATATACATTGGCGACACGACCATCAACCGGATGTTGAACTATGCTCAACAGGAGGCCATGATTGCGCTGGGGGAACGCAGCACGGTGCGGATCGACACGATCGTCACCACGGCGAATGTGCTGCGATATGAGCTTGCCCACACCGGCACCAGTCCCATTGATACGATCATGTCCGGTCGTGTTGCGGGAGTGACGGTCAAGGATGCGGCCGCAGCCGGAGGACAGGAACACGCCCTGAGCTACATTCCACCGGAACTTATCGGGAAACCAGGGACCGGAACGATGCTCGCCTATTACTCCATTGCTGGACGAAATCTGCTTTTAGGCAAGAGTCCCACCGGGGGGGATTCAATCTTCGTCTACATGCTTCGGGTCCCAAAGGACCTCGATAACGACACAGTCAAGGTCTCCGTGGCCAAGGAGGATTTGGTCAGTGTCGTTTTGCTGGCCTCGGCCTGGTGCGCCATGCGGGACATGCAGACGGATCGGGCTCAGTTATTCTACAAGATGTACAGTGACCATGTGGCGTTGAAACGGCAGCAACCTGGGCAGACGACAGCGGCGCAGTGATGAGAAGATTCCTTCCTTTCCTGATGCTCTTGTTCCCCTGTTTGGCTGTTGCCCAGTCGAACACGGGGCAGAGGTTCTCCTATCGAATCGAGAACTTCACGTGGCCCCGGGAATCGGAGTTGTTCTCCCAGAGTCCCGGAACAGCCACGGACATGAAGAACTTCGATATTGTTTCCAATGGGACATCGACCTACCTAAGGAAACGAGAGGGATATCAGAATATCATTCCGCCTGTGCTTTCCTCCGATTTTCGGATTGCTGCTCTCTACTTTTATAAACCATTGTCGAATCTGATATTCGACTATGACTATCTAGTTGCAATTAGCGGCACGAAGCTTCTTTGTACGTATGATGGGCAAGGTATTTGGGATACGATTGTTCCGGGGCTGGGCAATCCTCTTTGTAATAGTACTGAACCCGGATCATTTGTGACATTCAAGGACACTCTGATTCTTAGTAATCCGGTCTACGATTCGATTTATTTGTTTGGACCTGGTTCTCCTGTTGATCTGAGAGTCGTGGTCAGAAAGCCCTGTGACTACGATTATCTTGTACTTCACCAAGACAGGATTTACATGTATGGTTCCCACCCGAATTGGGGGTGGCAGAATAAGATTCTCTGGAACCCGGAATTTGACATTGATTTTGACAGCATCGGGACGGAGTACGGTTCGGGGTTCGTTTATGTGAATCAGGATGACGGTGATGTACTGATGCGGGTTGAACCGCTTGGCCCGTATTTGATCGCCTATAAGGAGCACGCCGTCTATCGGATTGCGCTTTCCCCCGAAACGAACGCCCCCTACTCCATTGATCCCATTTCCACGACGGGGCTGATATCCCGTAATGCCGTTGCCAATGCCGGGACTTATCATGTCTTCGTGGCCATCGATGGGGTTTACACCTGCGATGGCAGTGGCGTTAGAAAGATTTCCCAAGACCTCGATTACTGGTTCAGGGATTCTCTGGCCAGTGGTTACGGGAAGGTAAAATCAACGAGTGTGGCTTATTTCCGGAACAAGTTTTACGTCACTTTGCCGAAGTGGAATGGAACAAGTCGGGCCGAAATTGATCCTTATGGGCATCGGGTATTTGTGTATGATCCTCTTACCGGGTCGTGGCTAAAGTATATTTTCGGTGATGGCGCGGCCCCGATTTCAGGTATTTCCGGTAATGATACAGATGGTTCAATGCCCTTGGTCACTTACACGGCGTCATCTCAATTCTACTCTTTTGCCACGCAGTCGGACCGCCTTTTCTTTGTCCTGGATTCAGCAGCTTATGAGAGGGTTGGTTCTTATCCGAGCGGCAACTCTGATAGCAAATCCACGATACCGGCTCTATGGACTTCGGGGTTTTTGAACATTGGTCCGATGTCGCAGCGCAAAGAGATAAGCCGGGTTCTATTCCAGGGGGCCAACGCTAATGCGGGCACATCAAGTATCGCCCTGTCATGGTGGGCTGATAATGCGACTTCGTCGGTGAGTTCAACGGCGCTGAGTTGTGCATCGACATTGTGGTGTTGGGATAACGAGCGGGTTTCGCCGACCGTGGCCGGGACGGCGATCATGATGAAGTTGGCGCTGGACGACAGTTTGGGAATGTCGATCTATGGGATTGAACTTGAGGGTGTGTACAAGGGGCCTGCGGATGAATAGGGTTATCTGGGTAGGCATCTTTTGTCTGGTGGCCAGCGTTGCTCTATCACAGGTCAATCCCTGGCCAGTAACACAGAACGATCCGGCGTTTCTGGACCGAACGGTGACGGAAATCTACAACCGCGCCAGAATCAGGATCGACTCTTTGGAAGCGGCCACCTACGCCGAACTTCTGACCTGCCTGCAATCCGATTATCGAGACACGTCAAACGGCCTCCGGTTTAATGCAGCCATTGTTGTTGACACAATCCTCGGTAAAACCGGGGCGGGGTCGGTAAGGATTGACGGGCCTTATCTTCGGTCGGACTATAAGGACACATCGGTTGGGCTATACTTCATAGGTGCACCTATAACCGATTCGATTGCTTCGGGTTCGGCGTTGAATTCAGTTGTTTTCAAATGTGCCAGCGGAGACCCCGCTGCGATTACCTTCATGGAGGCAACCGCCAACGGAACATCTCGGTGTACCTTTAGGGCCTATCCTGACATTTCCTCCAGTTGGGCTGTGAGTCTTCCCGCTGCTGGACCGGACACAATTGGTCAGGCGTTAGCCTACCAAACCCAACCTGGATATCTCGGTTGGGCGAAACCAGTATACCCATCTCAGCTTTTGACCTACCTGAGATCTGATTACAAGGACACGTCTAATGGCCTTCGGTTCAATGCTGCGATCACGGTCGATACGGTAACCGGCAAAACCGGGGCGCAATCAGTAAGGATCGATGGGCCTTATCTTCGGTCGGACTACAAGGACACGTCTGCGGGGATGTGGTTTACGGGTGGGGTCAAGACCGACACCCTGTACTCGGCAACCGTGACGAGTACCCAGAACAACAAGATCATTCTGTCAGCGGGAGGCCAAAACATTGATGCGATTTCGTCAACCTTCTCGCTGAAACCATTTGGTGGTGGGCAGCCCGCACGGCTTGTTCTTTACGATGAGGTACCGGGAGACTGGATCATTGTAATGCCACCTTTTGGCTTGGCCGGAAATTGGGTCCTCACTCTTCCGGGAAACGACGGTGCATCGGCCGAATGTCTGATAACGGACGGTTCTGGAACTACGTCTTGGTCTGCGCGCGCGACGCCCTCTCAGCTCTGGTCCAAGACCGGGGACACACTGATGGCGCATGGATTAGTAACGTTAAGTACCTCTACAAATTTCACCATTGTGAACATTGGCAAGACCTACACGAATGCGTCGAGTTACCGGGCCGGTGTAAGCTGGACGAGCGTTGGTGGTGGCGGTGTCCCGGCCAACTTCGACACACTCTGGGTGGCCCTGTATGCCGACGGGTCACATGACAGTAACAGTTCTTTCTACATTCAGCATTGCTATATCGCCAGTGGGACATACCGAGTGGAGTGGACGACGGTAGGGAATTAGGAGATTGAGATGGGTAAAAGTCGTGCAAAAACTGCGGCAGAAGAGATACTGAATGCTCCGGCGGCGATTCCTGATCCGGGCATGGTGACGAATACCGGCGTCGGGACCGCCAACACGGGAGTGGCGACCACTCCATCGACAACGTCGGATGTGCAGACGGCTGGTGGCGGCACTGGCGGTTCAACGGACCCCGGTGCTCGGACTCCGACACCGCCGGAGGGGACGACGCCAGACGTACCGGCCCTGCCCTGGACTGACATTTCGTATGAGCCTGTGGGTCCGAACACGATGAATCTACATGACGCTTCCGGTGGCGATTTTGGGGTCTCCTATACGCCGTTTGTTTTTTATACGGACACTGGGGAAAAGATACAGGTTACGAACTACTTTAAGGAAAAGTCCAAAAGGCGAGGCGGGCAGACCGAGTCTGTCTATTCACAGCACGAGTTGAGACTCTATGCGGCTCCGGAATGGTTGGCGCAAGCCGATCCGGGAATGTTTGGGCAATGGACTCAGTGGGTGAACTCTCATCGTGCAGCGTATGAGGCGTTGGCAAATGACCCCAACCGGGGGTCTGAGAGTTGGCTTGATCGGTATTATGATCTCTTGGAGGAACAAAAGCAGTTTGAGGACACGTTCTTGCCCATGGTCACGACGTTGATCAGACCGGGAAACGAGACGAATCAAGGACCGGCGCCCGAAATGCCGACCGCTACGCCTCCTGTAAACCAGCCCCAAACATCCTCTGATCCGAATAGGGCCCGGGACGCGATCGCTGCTCTCCAGGCGGAATATGACCGGGCGGTTGCCAGTGGAGATCAGAATCAGATCGACACCGCCCAGCAAGCGCTTGCGAAAGGACAGGCGGATGCAGCCGTGGCTGCGGCTGGTGCGGGAGGGGGTGGAACGGGACCGGTTGTTCAGACCGCACCCGTGACGGAACCTCCGCCGGCAGATGGGGAGACACCGCCGATCTCTGCTGCACCTGAGTTCTCGAAGTTGTGGGACGACATTCAGAAGAAGTTGCCGAAGGATCGGATCAATGACATCACGGATCAGTTCCTCACGAATCTCATGCAGAGTGTCGGCACGCTCTCATGGGAAGAGGAAGCGACGATTCGGCGCCAAGGGTCTGAAGCCATTCAGGCCGCCTTGTCTGGTGCTTCTGGGCGGGGCATGGGTCGCAGTTCGGAAGCGACGGGCATGATGGTTCAGGGGGAGTTCAAGACGCAGGAAATGCTGGGTGCGGCTAAGAAATCGGCGCGTGAACAGGGACTGGCTTTCGGACTCCAAGCTGCGGCGCTCCAGACAGAGCGCCAGACGGCGAAGAACAACTTGGCTGTCGCAATGTCTGGCCAGAACATCGAACTAATCAAGAACCAGGCCGGACAGAGCCTTCAGGAGTATCTCGCGAAGCATCAGGTGGAAATGGATCTGCGTGGGGCGACCTTGGACGAAGCCAAGTTTGAACAGTTCAAGCTGGACGCGGAGCGCGAGTTTGGGCTGAAACTCGACGATCAGGAACTGAAGAAATTCATTGAGACGGGGGAACTGACACTGTCCGCGATCAACATCGACGAGACGAACCGCCTTCAGCAATTGAAGATCGCCAATGACTTTTTGTTGACGCAGCGTGATCAGGACATTCAGGAGAAGTTGGGAATCTCTAAACTCGAACTGGAGAAGTGGATCGCGGGAGAACAGATCGACGTGCAGAAGATGGCGACCGCGACCCAGAAGGCTCTGGCAATGCTGGGCTACAATATCCAGATCGAACAAATCCGAGCTGCTTTGGCCGCCGCTGAAGCGACGGATGACCCGTCCATATTTGCGGACATCGCTGGCCTTGGTGCGATGCTAGCCTTCCTACTATAGATATGTCGAGGTGAGAGATGCCGACTGATCTTTGGGACTTAGCGTATTCGGGCAAGGACGTATTGCCGGAGTTGAAGGAGTTCGCGCCCCTCTTGAGACGACAGGGGCGTAGGCAGAGTTGGCGGGAGGCGGTTCGTAACCTCACCGACATTCTGGCGACTCGTTGGCAGCAGAAGCAACGCGGGAAGGAGACCGAGAAACAGCGGCAGTTCGAGACGGAGCAGACCAAGAGGGTGCAGGAGTTTCAGACGGGCCGGGACATCCAGGAGGGTCTTCGTCGTAAAGAGGAGGCCCAGGCCGGACGCACCTTCCAAGAGTCCCTGCTGGACAAGGAACCGGCTGCCGAAGACCGTGCTTGGAGATCCCTGTACGGTGGCAATAAGGCAGAGTATGACGCCGTTGCACAGATGATCGAAGACGCGATGGCAAATCCCGACATGGAGGCGATGGCACAGGGTCTAACTAAGGCCCGTGTCGCGGCCCAGAAGTTGCCACCGAAACTCTCCGACCGCCTTTCGAAGACGATTCAGGACCAGTTGGACCATGTTGAGAAAATGGAGAGGGTGCGGTCAACCCGTCGCGTTGAATCTCAGACACAAGAGAAGACGCGGAAGCTTAATGAGATGCTCGACCAACTGGAGAAGGAGGTAGATGGCGATCCGGACATGAGCCCCAAGCAGAAACTCTACTTCAAGGCGGCGTTGCGGTCTGATCCCGGCTCCGTGGCAACGGCTCTTTTTGCTGCCCAGAATCAACCCCCCGAGGACACTGGAGGGAAACTCACGCCGATCTCCGCGTCTGAACGGACAGCGGCAGAGGAAACGATGGGACGCCTAAGTCAAACGCCATCGGTAGCCGTGGGTAAGGGGCTCGATATTTCGCAGATGCCGAAAGCGGATCAAACCATGCCGATGTCGACCGGACGTGAACTTGGACCGATGACTGGCGTGGTCTCCCTCATTCCCCCAAACGCCACAAGTTCAGCGGAGGGATCATTCTTGCTGAATGAGTATGCGCTCGCACTCAAACGGGCGGGTGATGTTTGGGCCGGTGAGGGTCGACCGAAAGACAGTCCAAACAATATCAGTGATCCGGTTGTCAGGACTCGAATCTATCAGGAAGTCGAGGCGCAAGTCGAGGAAGTCAGGATCGCCAAGAAGCAGGCCAGTGGCAAGTTCCAGACGCTGACTTCCGCAGCCGAGAGGATTGTGGCTGGCGATATGGATGAAGAAGACGAGGTCGACACAGGGGAACCCAAAGAGGATCGGGTCAAAAAGGCGGTGGATGCCGTTCGGCGTCGTTTTTCACAAGAACAGCCGCCGATCAGTGACCCCGAGGAGATGCGTCGGATCATTCGGGGAAACCCGACAGCTTGGGTCATGTCCTTCAAGGACTGGGGTCTGACGTTGGACGATGTTCTGGGAGGACTGTAGGGTGCCTCGCCGAACCTACGATCTAAGTGATGTCCCGATTCGGGATCGCTACGATTTGAGTTACATCCCGATCCGACCGGTCGCGGCAGATGATTCCCTGTCCCGGGCGGTGAAGGAATCCGGGATTCTGGAGTTCTTTGGGGCAGGGAAACTCGATTACCCGTCGGCGCGGACAGCACCGGAACCGGTGAGTTCGACTGGGGTAGCGGGCACCGGTGGGGAGCAGGTACCGCCCGTACCGGGTCCGAAGCCGGGAGAGTCGGAATCCCCACTTCGGACCTTTGCGCGGAAGATGGCCGAGTTTTCTGCCATACCAGGCGCCACGACTGGAGGACCCGCCATCATGGCAGTTGCAGCCACGATCGGTGAAGTCCTGTCTCCCGGTGTCGAGGCAATGGGTGGAGAATACACGGCCGATCAATCCTTGGCCGAGACCGGCTTGGGGCTGATTCAGAATACCGGCCGGTCCTTTGCCCGGATAGGTCCGGCGCTTCTGTCTTTGCCGGAGGCCATGGCCCGCGATCCCGTGAAGACGGTTGGGTTGATGATTGAGGGCATGGGAGAGCAGTTTGCGGCTGTCTACAAGGCGATCAGTCCTGCCGACAGTTGGGAGGAGAAGCAGGAGAAGAAAGAGGCGTGGCGGCAGCTCTACGAGGATCCTTTGGGCCCCGTGTTCGCCGCCACGATTGCGGCTGGCGGCGCGGCGGGTATGCTGAAGGCCGCTGGCAAGGCATCCCAATTTGCTAAGTTGGTTCGCTTGGGGTCCAAGATAGAAGTCCGCGCGGCGGAGATGGAGGCGCAGATTCCGACCTTGGCTCCCGAGGTCAAACTACTGGCCGCCCCCGCAGGCATGGGAGAAGGATTCGTCTCCCGGCCCGGTCTTCCTACCACCAGACCCCTAAACGTCAACACGGGGCTGGGTGAGCCGCGGACCCTGAAGCATCGCCTTATCAAGGGCGGTCAGGGGCTTGGAGAGGGGTTTTCAGCGGAGACCCCGCCTGTTGGTGCCACCCGTGGATGGCTTGAGCCGGCCGAGAGTGCGCGGGTTCCCGGTGCCGCCCCGCCAGGCAACTTCGGCGACTTCCTTGGCCGTCTGCACGCCGAAGTGCTGAATGACGCGGTCACGCCCGCATCCGTGGCTTCTGGCATGCCGGTTCCGCCGCCTAAGTGGCAGCCGTTCCTACGCTCCGGGCGATTCACCGAATCCCCGATTTTGGACGCCCGAAAGGTCCCGGAAGGGGCGCCGCCATCGATATTGGAAAGCGCCTCACCGCTGGCTGAACTTCTGGTTGAAGTGACTACTGGTAACTTGAGCAAGATCAACCCGGTAACATGGGCCAAAGCACTTTACAGTAAGACCGAATGGGCGCGGAACATCCTGCACACGATGGAAACTCGCATGGGGAACCTACCCGAGCCGAGGCAACTGATTTCCTCAATCCGGACGATGATGAGCGAGAACAACAATCTGGCCGCAAACTTCGCCGAGGATTTTCGTGAGGTCGGAACGCTGCTTCAACGTGAGGGATGGTGGCCTTCCTTGGTGCGGAAGCATAAGAGTGTGGCGCTGATGAAGATGGAAGAGTTCATGCAACTATCCCCGGTTCAGGAGGTCTTCCGCAAGATCGGCGCTACGATGAAAGAGGCTGGTGTCACAACGAAGATGCCTGATGGTAGTGTCCGGTCGTTCGAGTTGAGCGAATCCTTTCTCAAGACCGGGCCTTGGCGGATGAAGCGGGCGATTGCTCAGGCGCTCTGGGAAGACGCTGGCGGACTCGTGCAATCAGCCACGATCGCAACCGAACGGGCTATCGGAAAGGGCCGACAGCCACAATCCGCACGAGACAGTTACGTCGCCTCAATACTTGAGAAGACCACCGGTCGGTACAAGGTCAGCAAGACGACGGAAGGTGCCATTGAACACCTTCTTAAGAATCAGTCCCTTGGAATCAAGACCAGGGGGGAAGCGCTTCAGTTCCTTGCCGACCAGGCTGCCAACAACCTCTTCCGTGTTCAGGGTGTGGAGATGCCCCGGATTGCGAAGTTCTTCCCGGAAGAGTTCCGGGAGACGAATCCGGCACGTGTCATCGGTCAATACATCAACGAAGCCGCGCGGACGCTGGCAGAGGTCCGGGTCTTTGGCCCTGAGCGCGAAGGGTTGAACGGACTTCTTCGAACGATTCAGGAGAAGTACCCCTTCCTGTACGACGACGCGAGCGATCTGGCTGACATCGCCATGGGGGTGATCGACAGGACGCACCCGTTGAGTCGGACGGCTGCCAAGGCCCAGCGCGTCTACGCCAACATTACCTACGGCCTGAAGATCGGCGGTGGGATGGCTCCTTTACTGCAATTATCTCAACCGCTCATCTCTTTTGTTCCGGATGCTGGAGTCCTCCGTTCGATCAAGGGAACACTGGACAGCATGAAGCCGACTCATAGGGCATGGCTCCGACGACATGGGGTCACGGGGACCGTGGCGGCGCAAAAGTTTTTCGCCTTTGAACCCTCGACCCGGTTCATCGACAAATTGCCGACACTTCAGTTCTTCCGTATGGCGAACAAGGCGCTCGACTATGCGGCCGCGTCGACGGGGGACGTTTTCGCCCGTGATCTCCACCGAATCGCCAACCGATCCCTCGATGAAGCTGGACTGATCGGCAAACAGCGGATCAAGTGGGCCCAGGAGAAGTTGGACAGGCACTTCGGCATTGACTGGACGAAGCCGATTGATGACCAAGCGTTCGTCCAGGCGGCTGGGGACTACGCACGGTGGACACAATTACATCCGGACGCGACCCGAGAATCAAAGTTCATGAACATGCCGCAGACACGTTGGCTGGCGATGTTGAAGCGGTTCGCCTACAAGCAGACACTTCTCAGTCGAGAGATAATCTGGGGTGAGATGAAGCGGGGAAATGTGGCCCCCGCCTTGCGTTTAGCAGCCGGTGGTTATCTCGGTGGTGATCTGATGATCCGGGCAAAGGACGAAATCAGGGAACTCCTGTCCGGCCAGCCAGTTTTCCATGAGCACGAACCCTTCTGGGTCCACGTAGCGAACCGCTATGCGATCATCGGTACGATGGGCATGATCTCCGACGTGGGTTGGATCAGAGACGGGGATCCGTCGAAACTGGGATTGGAGATTGTAGACAACATCGGTTTCTTGCTAACCCCGGTGGCCATGAACGATGCAGCCCGTGTGGGCGATGCAATGCGGCGCGGGGCCAAGAATCTGAGTACTTGGTGGTTGGGAACTGAGGCGCAACAGGAGAAGTTGTCGGGCAAGGAATTGGCTATCCGGATGTCCGAGGAGATGGCAACCTACTTCGGGACGTATGGCTATCACATCTCTGCGCAGTTCCGCTCCACGGAGCGGGAATCAGCCAAGAATGTAGATGTCAGATCGAAGCGGCTGACCGCCGCCCGGAAAACCTTCTGGGCTGGGAATGTGGAAAGAGCCCAAGAGATCGTGAACGAGTGGAATGACAACGTCGACAAGTTTCCGATAGCGGACAAGACTGGGGAAATTCAGTATCGCCAGATCGATTGGTATCGAGATGTCACGCGGCCGGGGCTGGAGAAAGACTTTAAGTGATCCCGCGTGGCACATCCCTTGCTAACCGAAGAAAGTCCTTGACGTTTACGTAGACATAGATGCAACTGGGGGTAGTGATGATTAAGGCGGCGGCCAAAGACTGGAGAAATTGGGTAATCGCTGTGCTCGTTGGTATCCTTGGCTACTTCACCAAGGCCCAGCTGAACGACTTTCACGAAGTGCAGCAGAAGCTCGATTCCGTCGTTTTTTTGTTGCAGGAAAAGGATAACCGCACATCTGTCGAGAGGATCAATCAGTGGGCGGCGTGGACGTATCAGATCAACGTCAATCAACTCGTGTTCAAGAAGTTGGAGATACCACGGGAGCTTTGGCCGTCACCACCATACTGGATGACCAGTATGGGACCGGCCGATTCGACCCACTGGCGATAGAGGGAGGCCGTATGTGGCCACGGGAAAGAGAACAGGAGGAGGTCGAGAATGAACACGAAGTTAGCTGGGCTGCTGGGCTTGTACTTGCTCGGCGTCCTTTTGGTGGGGGCAGTGGCTTTTGTGGGATGCTCCGAACCGAAGACCCCGAACGCCCCGAATGGAACGGTTGTCATGATGGCCGAAGCGACACCGACGCCAATCAGCCCTGACCCGGCCCCCACGATTCAGCCGTACTACGGTATCCGGGTGAACGGTACTGAAGCCCGGCCCACCTACGGATTCAAGGACCGCCGGGGACGGTTGATCTGTGCACCGTGGTACACCATCGAAGAAGCGCAACGGGCCGCTACGATTCAATCACAGATCGACAACAGATTGGAGTAGGGAATGCCCGAAGTCACAATCTCGGCCCCCATCAAGAGCGCATGGTCGTCGAAGATCAACTGGGTTCAGGCCGTATCTTTGGTGGCATCCCTGTTGACTTTCTTCGGCCTGAACCTTGACGAGGAGACAAAGGCGGCGCTCGTTGCCGCGATCAACGGCATTGCCGTTGTCGTTACATGGTTCCTGCGGACGTTCAAGACGACGGCCATCACCAAGTCATCTGTCGGGGTTTCATCGTGAGCTACCATCGCGGGCAGTTCCGTGATCTTACGCGCCGGATCGTGGGCGAGTTCAGGTTGGGTGTGTCCGAACCGTTCATGGTCAACCTGATCTTGGGCACGGCGGCACAGGAGAGTCGGTTTGGGTTCTATCTCAGACAATTGAACGGTCCGGCACTTGGTGCGCTTCAGATCGAACCGGGCACATTCAACTGGTGCATTTCTCTGCCGGAATGTCCTGCTTCTGTTGCAGACCACTTAGCGGCAGAATGCGAATGGGACCTGAAGCTGTCGATCCAAGTGGCGGTTGTGGTTTATATGGAACGGATCGGCAAACCTCTGCCCACTGAGGCGGACAACATCGACCTACTGGCCTCCTGTTGGAAGGCACACTGGAACACCGTCAAGGGCAAGGGCACCGTCGAGGAATTCAAAACGAACTACCGTAAGTACGTGTTGGGAGGGAAGAATGCCTGAGCCGATCCTGAAGCCGATCAAAGAGCCGTGGATCATCCCCTATGCCACGCTTGTGTCCGGCAACTTCATGGATGTGTGGTTCGAGATCCCGGTTGCCTTACAGGGGGAACCTGACTTCGAGGCGGGATGGCATATCTTCGCCATCGACAAGGACGGAAATGTCCGCGGCGGACCGATCTACAAGAATGGGCGCTTCTCCCGCATGGGTACGATCCAGACCTATCAACGGCCCGACGGATTCTTCGTACACGGTGTTTCTGTGCATGTTTATGGAAAGAATCCCTTGCAGCCAGAAATGGGTGGTCAGGTTGTTGGGGAATTCGTCTGGCTTATATTGGTAGGTGAGGGTAAACAGTGGTTGGTTGAAACTGCCGAGCCGATCCTTTTTGCGCCGTGGGCGTTCAAGCGGGTGATACCGATTCTGCCGGGGGAGTAGATGACCTATCTTCTGAAACCCGGTGACTGGATTGGCTCGATCGGCAAATCCACATGGCGCGACCCATGGAACTGGCCACTCTACCGGGCCATGCACGAGTACGAGAAGGCTCGCTATCCTTGGTCTGGTGCCGAAACGCGGATCACCCATGTTCGGATCGTGATACCGGGAGGACGGTTTTTCGAGCAGACGACGCCGGTGTCTCGAATCCTACCCTTGAACGACCCCGAAACAGACCTGGCGGGGAAGTTCGCTCAAGGCCGAATTCGTGTGGCACGGTGGCCTAAGGCAAACGCCCCCAATGAGGCGGAATTGGCCCGCCACGCCGACTTCATGAAGGGGATGACCTATGACTACGGAGACCTGCTCGATTTCGCCCTGACGGGGCTGACGGGGGCTTGGTGGTGGCTTTTGAAGAAGGGGCCGATCCGAATCTTCGGCGACAAGGCGGGACGGTTTGCCGTCTGTTCTGTGGCTGGTGCCGCGCTCTTGGAACGTTCCGGGGTACGGTTTCCGGTGTCAGTTTGGGGTATAGACCCGGCTTGGCCCTTCAATCAGGCGGACACGGGCGCAGTGCGGTGTCCATCGAACATCACGAACTTGTTCAGCAAGGAGAGTTTCCAATGAAAACGATGTTGTTCACGGCAATGATGGTCCTATTTGCGACGGGGTTTGCGTCCGGGGATAGTACATCGTGGGGTCCGGCAACCATTGCGGGTGCGGGAGTCGGTTACGGGGTTTCCGGCCCCAACCTGCATGAGCTTTTCACGGTGCAGTACGTTGGCCTGAAGGTGCTGTCTTTGGACAAGGCGGCGACCTATGCCTGTTACCAGCACGGGGCGATTGAGGGAACCCAGGTGGGCGGCAATGGAGGCCGCTTGATCCTTGCCAGTCAATGGAGTGACGTGCCACAGTGTTCGTGGTTGGTGGGGATTGGGTTCCTCGACAACATCGACGAATTGAAGAACGGCACTCTGGCCTCTGGCTTGACGTTTGACGGTGGCCTATCCTACTCGGCCAACGATTGGCTGGAACTGGCCGGGTACGCTTTTGCATGGGATCGGGGAACGCGGTTCAGTTGGGTGCTGACGTTTTCGATGGCGATCAAGGACCCGCAACGCCTGATTCCGGGGTTGTAGAATGGATCAGTTCAGGCCACTTCTAACGGGGAGAAAGACAATGCCGAGAACAACAGACACGCCCAAGCCGAAGCCGATCCGGGTCGAGATGTGCGACATCAAGATCAGGGTGACGGCGAAGCGATACAAGGCGCTTGAGAAAGCGGCGAAACTGGAGAAACAGACCGTGGTGCAGTATGTCACGGCTCTCGTTGAAGACGAAGCGGACAACGTGTAACATGAAGAGAATCCCCGCAGCTCTCCTTCTCGTATTGGGGGTTGTGCTGCTATGTGCGACCCCGGAGGCAATGGCGGCCCAAGGGTGGCCGTGGGTCGGAGACTCAACGCTTCGGACGAGTCTTCTTTCTATTGAAGATTACATCGTCTGCTTACGTGCGACCCCGGCGTCAAACGGTGTACTGGACAGCATCACTGTTTACCTTGATGGAACGGGACCGGGTGGTGAGGACCTGTTCACCATTCAGTATGCGATCTATAACTACAACGGAGGAACACCAACACCCAAGATTGATAGTGTGGCACCCTTTAATCTCAATATGGCCATTTATTCAGACGCTTGGGTTTCCCAACCTACTGTCATCGATGCCACCATTTCTTCGGGTACAACATACGACATCTGCGCGTGGGCCAATCTGCAATTAACCGACAATCTCTCCATACGAGTAAACTCTGGCCAGACGGGGATTTACATTGAGTATCAGAGTATTACCTATGGGACCTCATGGCCGACGACTCTGACGGAAACGTCTTTGTCGAATTACTCGATGTCGATCTATGCGGTGTACCACACGGCACCGGCGGGTGGGGGCAATCCCCGTCGGCGGCGTATCTTGGGACAGATTGGTGGCGTGGGATTCGATCTACCGGCGGACTCTGTGCCCGCGTCGTTTTGGAGTGCGCAGTGAGGTACATGGGCATCGATCCTGGTCCCACGGGGTTCGCTTGGGCCGTCTACGATGACGAAGCCATTGTCGGCGCTTTTCGAGGCGGGATTACCGAATGGGGACACGAGAACGGTGTTACACCGGGCAGCGTTTCGGGATCGACCCTGCTGCATTGGAAAGACGTGTGTGGCAAGGCCGATGTCGTGGCCGTTGAGCGGATCATGCCGTTCGGACAACCGCCATCGGTGGGTCTATTGCAGACTGTTGAAGTTGTGGGGATGCTGCGGGCGATGGTCCCGGAGATTCTTTTGATCCCCCGCAAATCGGTTGTGGTGGCGCTCACAGGGAAGGTGACACACGGCGATACGGAAGTCAACGCCACCATGAAGCGGTTGTGTCCGAATCTTGAAGGTCGGCAACCGGGGCTCGACGGGCATGTACGCGCGGCGGCGGCTGTGGCCTATGTTGCGGTTGGGAAATGGAAGGCAAGGGAAGTATTGAAGGGGATACCCTTCTGAGGGTAGAGAGATGATGAACCGCATACTCTGTTTGCTGGCCGTGGTGCTGGGGATGTTGATCGGGGGATCGGCAAACGCCGGGATCGTCAACAATTCCGGGACAACCGGCGAAGACTCTCTCTGTCTCGCCTTCTCGCTTCTGGACACGTTGGGCAATCCGGTGGCGGGCGTCAGCGGGGATTCCCTTTGGGTGTACAGCTACTACCCCGGCGGGGCGTTGGCTGCTGTGGACTCGTGCCGGATTCTAACGGACGCCAAGATCACATCGCGTACGCTGCGGGGTGCGCTTCTGGAGTACAGCTACAAGAATGCCGTGGCCGCTCTGGATGGCGGCGGGATGGACGGCACGTACAAGTACACGGTTGTCGCGCGCGATTCCTCCCTGTCCCTCTATTCCACGTTCCGGGGGGAGTTCCAAGTTGTGCAACAGAACGACTTCGGGGCGTTGGCCAAGCGGATCGACAGCTTGCGGCTGGTGGCAACAAATATCCTGGCAGATGTGCGGGCCGTCGGTGCGGATGCCATCACCGACAATGCCGACGGGCGGCTGGAGGTCAATGTCGAGGAGTGGGCGGACGTGGCGGTGGCGACACCACCGTCAGTTAAACTCGCCGCGACGGGGTCTGATGCAGACACTGGTATTGTAGCGATGAAGACAAAGCTGACGACCATCGCCGGGTATACGGATGATATTGGTACTGCCGGAGCGGGCTTGACCGCGGTGAAACTTGCCCCCACTGGATCGGATGCTGATACGGGCATTGTCGCAATAAAGACGAAACTCACAACCATCGCGGGTGATGTTGTCAATATCGACGGCGGGGCATTAACTGCCGTGAAACTCGCGGCCACCGGCTCCGATGCCGATACCGGTATTGTTGCCATGAAGACCAAGTTGACCACCATCGCGGGATATACCGACGACATCGGTGCGGCTGGTGCGGGTTTGACGGCAATCGCGGCGACCGTTTGGACCGCGACGGGTGGAGATTCGGTGTTGCAGGCGCTGGACTACACGAACAACACTCATGAGGTTCTCCGACAGGTTGTTTCTACCCTTGCCACGGTGACGAACGTTACGGCTGTCGCCGGATTGGCAGACACAATCCGTGACGTGATCGGAGACACGCTGAACGCAAGTTCTGGCAAGGTCTATGTGGCGGTCGTTGATGGTCTTGCTGATACAGTTCGTGACGTGATCGGAGATACCCTTAACGCTTCATCGGGGAACGTCTATGTTGCTGTCGTCAACGGGCTTGGTGATACGTTACGCGATGTCGTCGGGGATTCCATCAACAAGATCGTCAAGAAGGCGACCTGGAATTACAGTGGCACGGGGGACTCTACCCCTTACGTCAATCGTTACACCGATCCAAACAATCTTGTTTTCTGGAAGGGTGTCGTGATCGACACCGTCGCACCAACAACGAGCGCCTTTTGGGCTCAAGTTTCTTGGCCGACTACCGACTCTTGGCCGACAGGCTCAACAGCACTGGCAGATGCACACCTGGCATTTTTGTCTGGGTCTTTGGCGACGAGAGGGTATATCAGACATGTCAGTACAATTGTGAGTCCCGCTGGGCATCCTCAATGGATGAAGTTCACGATTTACAGTACTTGGGGTTCTGCTCCTACTGTCGGTGATACTGTTTGCCTTCTCAAGAGCGGGGGATTCGCCGCTGCCATTGCGGTAGCATTGAATGCAATTGGACAACAATCAATTCAAGCAGACGCCATTAACGCCAGCGAGTTGGGCGCTGGCGCTGTCAGTGAAATCGTCGATAGTCTGATAATGCGGTTTCTCACTTCTGATATAGCTGCCACCTATAGTGATTCGTCCATTGGCGCCATCTTACGGTCCATCCGAGATTCTCTGGACACGCAGGGTTGGGCAGCCACGGGTGATAATGTAACCTTAGCTGCTGGACAGTTCACCAAGATCAAGGACACCGTAGCCCGGATCGTCAATGATTCCAACATTGCGCTGTACAGCGACCTTTCTGCTGTGGCGTGTGGTGGCTCGGGATCACAATTGGACAGCATCAAGGTCAAAGATACATCCGGCACAGACGTTGTGGTTGCCAATACCAAGGTGACAGTACAGTTATCAGGCGGTAATTACACCTGGTTGACCACCAATGGGGCGGGGTGGGCAGTCTTCAATCTTGAACCAAGTACCGCCTATACGCTCTTGGGAACAACCACAGGATATGTTTTCCCCAGCAGGTTGGATACAACGGGCAGCGGGGCAAACTACAAAGATTCCATTTTGGGGTATGACATCGCACCGACAAACTCCACTCCGGGATCTCAACAGACCACGCTCTACGACTGGGCGACGATCGGCGTAGACACGCTCAAGGGGGCCACGGTGACGATAACGCTCTCGGGCGCGTCAGACTTCTACACCTCCACAGATCTCGTCCCTGCGGCAAGCTGGGTGGTCAAGGCGAGCACTACAACGGGACTCTGGGAGAAGCCGATCTTCGGGACGGACTCTCTTTCCTGCACGGGGGGAGGGTCGGCAGTATATTCGGTCACGATTGAGCATCCGATTCTCGATCAGGTCGGGCAGGTGATCCGGTATGACAATTTGGTCATTCCGGCCAATGGGGCGACGACAAGACTCAGGACGGTGGTTGCAGGCCAATGAAACACAGAAGATTACATCAAGTGATCGCCGGGACGATCGCCGTTTTGTTCTTCATCATTTACGTTCAGTCCGCGAACCATCCCGTTCTGGCACTTACGAATGCACAGACCACGACACTGGCCGGACGGGCAACCATCGGTGTTGACACCCTCAAGTACGCGACCGTCAAGATCACCCTGGTGGGGTCAAGCCGCTTTTTCACGGGTACGGATCTCGTACCATCGGTGAGTGTTTTCGTAACCGCTGACAACACAGGCGCCTGGTCGAGGAAGATCATAGGAACGGATTCGCTTTCGTGTGGAAAGTGCGGAGTCTCAGCGACTTACGACATAACAATCGAGCACCCGATTCTGGACAGGTCCGGCCAGAAAATTGAGTACCGCGGTCTGTCGATTCCCGCCAACGGCTCGACCACGCAGTTACTGTCCATCATCTCGGGGATGTGACCTGCTTCCGCGTTCACGGCAGCTCCTCTCCAATTCGTCCCCGCGCACGATGGTGTCAGCGGGCGTCATGCTCTATGATCCTTCGCCCGATCCATTGAACAACGGCAGGCACTACTGCGTTGCCCAGTGCCCGTAACTTGTTCACTCTGTCGGGGCATCCCTTAGCCACCCGAATGAATCTTCCAGCCAGTTCAGGGGGAAGCCCATCAACCAGCTCACCCAAACGGGGTTCAACTGCCCACCAATCGCATTGGGCAGGCAGTCCCTGTCCCCGTCGGAATATGAACCCCTCTGCGACTTGCCCTTCCAGTCGCGGGATTGCGGGGTCGGCCACATCCTTGCGGACAGCGCCTCGATCAGATTCCCGCCTTCTCGGCTCTCGCGCGGCGTTATTCTTCCCCCATGACTCCCGTCTGTTGATCTCGGCGTAGGCCACAATCCAGACCCGATCCCGCCGGTGCGGGGCACCAACGGCCGACGCCGGTATGCAATCCCATTCCGCATCGTACCCGATCTCGGCCAAGTCGCCGAGTACTCGTCCAAGCCCGGCACTAAGCAACCCTGGGACGTTCTCCACGAATGCGTAGCGTGGTCGTACCTCGCCAATGAGTCGGGCGAATTCGGACCAGAGTCCGCTTTGTGGGCCAGTAATTCCTCGGCGTTTTCCGGCAACTGAGACATCGGTGCAAGGGAATCCACCGCAGAGGACATCAACGTAGGGCGGGTTTCTGAGTTCTCGGATGTCGCCATAGATCATCGTCTCCGGCCAGTGCTTGGCGTACACAGCGCGACAGTAGGGATCGATTTCACAGGACCACTTGATGTCGAATCCCCCAGCCCGTTCCAATCCAAGGCGGAATCCACCGATTCCGGCAAACAAATCTCCGACCGTGATGGCGTCAGCGGGCGTCATTGTAGAATCCGTCGTTGGGCGGGTGTCAGGTGGCGTTTCATGCGGGCCACTCCCTCACTTGTAGGTCGATGGGGAACTCCTCGATCTTCTTCTTGTGTCATCGCCCGTCCCTTTCGGCCCGATCAATTGCCGAGTTGGTCGGGGACACACCCAGGATCATCTTGATCGCCCACTCGATCCCCGCACGGTAGGCGGCGGCTTCACGCTCACTGAGAGTCTTGACGATTGCATCGAACATCTCGTTCTCATCCGCAGTACCGTAGGCGATGTCACACGCAATGCGCTCTTGTTCATCCGTCGGTTCCGGCACCAGTTCCGCCACCGCTTTTGTGCGCACAGCCATCTCAGCATCGAGCCGCACGAGAATGGAAGCCAACATATCAGCGCTCCATATCGGTTCCATGGGATCTCCGTGCTTGAAGGCGTTGTAAATATCATCCCTCAGAATTGTGAGGGTTTCATCCGTCGCCGGTCGCACGTCGGTCATCGCTCACTCTCCTTCAATCTCAGGGCCGCGATCCCCGTTCAAGGGGCGGATACAGCCGTCAATGCCTCACCGGTGAGTTTCCGCGCGGTTCAGGTCGAGACTCCACACATCGCGGCCCCAAGTTTAAGACTCCGCCCGGATTCGCTTTCGCACGTCTGCGGTTGCCTCGCAGCGTCTGCTGAGTTTTGAAGGGCAACATCCGTGAACCATGTCATCCCATCCCTTTCGGGCGGGCGGAGTCATTGTTTTCATCGGGCTGCGGCTACTAACCGTCACCGGAATCAGAACCGTCACCGGAACCGTCACCGAAACCGGAACCAAAACCGGAACCGGAACCGTCACCAAAATCGGAACCGAAACCGAAACCGTCACCGAAACCGGAACCGGAACCGTCACCAAAACCGGAACCGGAACCGTCACCAAAACCAAAACCGAAACCGAAACCGAAACCGGAACTGGAACCGTCACCAAAACCGGAACTTGCTGCTACGCTGCCCATACTGGCACCGCCTCGATGGATTTCGCCGCAACTTCAGTGATGGGAATCAACTCGATCACCTGGGTCAATAGTATCTCAGGGACCGCCATCGGGAATTTGCAGCCGCTTGGATTCTTGGTTCCAAGTGTCGCCAATTCCGACAATGTTGCAGCCCCAGTCCAATACCATATACGCCGGGCATCACGCAATTCGATTTCCTGGCCGTTTCGACGGACCACCGTTCCAGCGAATACCCCCGCCGAATACGTGCGAACCATGCAGTACCTTCCGATCATTCCATCCTCCTTGTTTGTTATTTCCCCGCTGGAATGTTGACACCGTCTCATCTTGTTGTCAACCCTGCACGAGTTCCAGCCACCGAGATGATGATCCCGACCGCAGTTACCACAATGGAAGAGGACCCCACTACGGCCACAGACCGGGCAGTCATGAACATTCAGAAAAC